GAAGGATAATGATATATTAAACCAATGGTAAATGCTGCTTACTTTAATATTGAATTTGGATATGGCGGCAGGTTTGGTAGTGCCAATCATCCCGCCAACAGGCGGCGGTGGTGGAAGACGAAGAAAACCAAGATATAAACCTGATTACGGGCCTATTTATATAAACGATTATACCAGGCAGAAAAAAGAAGACGAAGAAATTATAAACATATTAAACGCAATTTTTGAAAACATATAGCCATGAAAAACATACTTGAATATAAAGGGGTAAATGCCGGGCCTGATTCTATAAAGGATATTGATGAAAAATCTGGTATTGTTACCGGGTACTTCTCAATTTTTGGCAATAAGGATAGCGACAGCGATGTTATAACTAAAGGGGCGTATAAAAAAACGCTGTCCGAAAATTATAGCAGGGTAAAGCATCTTTATCAGCATGATTCTTTCCGCCCGTTGGCTGGTATTAAAAACGGTAAACTGGTAGTAAAAGAAGACGGCAAAGGGCTTTATTTTGAAAGTACTATATCACAAACATCATGGGGCCGGGATGCGATAAAATTATATGCCGATGGGGTAGTTGATGAACATAGTGTAGGTTTTCAAACTGTCAAATCTATTGATAGAAATGATTACCGGGAGATTACTGAAATAAAACTATGGGAAGGTTCAACAGTAACTTGGGGTGCAAATGAATTGGCTTTATCAAAATCAGCCATTGACCCGGAGGTTATCACTAAGAAAATGGATAGCGTTATTAAGTCCATCCGGGGTGGGAAATATGAAAACGAGGAAATTTTTGACAGTTTAGAATATTATTTTAAACAATTACAACAATTATTTATAAATTTGACAAACAAATCAGAATCATCCACTGCACCCGATACTTCAGTGCAGCCGGTAGAGGCGATAAAGTCAATAGATAACTTTATTAAATCACTTTAAAACTCTACCGAGTTATGGAATTAAAAGACCTTGAGGTAAAATTAGCAGAGCTAAAAACCTCTCTCGAAACTACCCTTACCCAAAAGGCTAAGGACGAAATCACTTTGCAGTTAAAAACTGTAACGGATGAATTGAAAGCCCTGAAAGATGCAGCCCCTAAAGCAGATCCAAAGGTTGCAGAATTAGAAACAACGATCAAAGAACTGAAAGCCGCCGCCGATGCAAATCAGCCGGTAATTGATGCTTTCGTGAAAAACCCGGATAAGAAGATCGAAAAACAAAGAAAGTCATTTGCCGAAGGTCTTACCGAAGGCATTAAAGAAAACGAAGACAAACTTCGTAACATGAAGAAAGGTCAGTCAGTTTCTTTTGAACTGAAGGCCGTTGAAGACATGACTTTTGCAACTTCATTTAGTACTGCTGATGTTAGCGTTTCAACTTTACGTCCTGGCATCATTGAATTACCAAAGCGTAAATTGCACATTCGCCAATTATTGAGCGGAGGTTCAATGGGTAACAGCACTTACACTTACGTTAAAGAAGTGACAGGTGATGAAGGTCCAGAAACTGCTGCTGAAGGTGCATTAAAAAACCAGTTCGATCTTTCTTTGCAGGAAGTCGACAGCCCATCACAGTACATTGCCGGTTTCCTTTCAATCAGCCGTAAAATGCTTGATGATGTGCAGGGAATGACTACGTTTTTACAAAGTCGTTTGCCTGAATTATTACTGAGAGAAGAGGACGACCAGTTACTGAATGGTGACGGCACAAGCCCAAATATTTCTGGTATTACTGATGCCGGTAATTTCACCGCTGCATCTGGTTCGGCTACTATTGACATTGAGCAATTAGTTCAAGCTATTTCACAGCTTGAAGGCTACGACCGTGAAGCTAACGGCATCTTGTTAAACCCTGCTGATTACTGGAGATTAGCCCTTACTAAAGGACAAACTTCTGGTGATTACACAATGCCTGCCGGTATTGTAGTAGTAGGCGAAGATGGCGTTATGAGAATTGGCGGTGTGCCTGTGTTCAGGTCTACTGCCTGCACATTGGATAAGTTTATCGTAGGTGATTGGGTAATGGGTGCAAACCTGATTACAAGGGAAGCCCCAAGAGTTGAATTCTTCTTTGAAGATTCAACAAATGTGAGATACAATAAAGTTACTGTAAGGGTTGAGGAAAGAATTGCCTTCCCTGTTTACGGTGATAATTATTTCATCTACGGCGATTTCGGAAATGAATCTTAATGTTAGTAAACCAGATCATAAACGTAGATGAGGATTTTGAAAGCGGGGATATTACCGAGCCGGTAACATTAACGCAAGCGAAGAATTATCTACGCCTAGAAGGATTCACAAGTGATGATAGCGGGGAACAGGAATTTGACTTTGACGATACACTCATTGAGAGTATGATAACAGAGGCTCGAATGTGGGTTGAAAAATATACAGGTCAATATCTTGTTCCCCGTACTTTAACAGTAGTTCTTTTAAATCAGGCAGGGTATATAGAATTGCCGGGTCCGCTTGTAGGTACAATAACATGGGCTGATGATGCAACTCCCGTTATGGTAGGTCGCAAGGTTGAAACCAAGTACGATTGCAAATTAACGGCAACGTATGATGTTGGTTATACTGAATTCCCTAAATGGGTTGAAAATAGCATCCTTGCTTATATTGCCGATCATTACGAATGGAGGGGAGATGATAAAGCCCCTGCGCCTAATGAAAGAGCCGCCGCAATCGCCCGGCCTCATAGGAGGGTTCGGTCATGGGGATAGGGAATCGTAGGCAAATCCAGCTTGTCCAATATACTTCGGCTAAGTCAGCCGCAGGGAATTGGGAAGAAACGAGGGGAGAACCCCGTAACCTTTGGGCTGAAATTAGCAACCCATCAGGATTTCGGGCTTACCAGAACGGTCAAACGCAGTTAGGCGAAACGAAAGATTTTTTAATTCGTTTCAGATTTGATTTACACCCTAATTGTAATTGGAAGGTTATTTATTCCGGCAGGGCTTGGACAATTTCTGAGATTCGGCAAATTGACGAAAAGCAATTTTATTACCGGGTAACAGCGACAAGCAAAAGCGATGTTTAAAGTAACCATAACAGGAATGGCAGGGTTGAAAGCTGAATTTGCATCCATGGCTAAAGAGTTACCAGATATTGTTTCAGGCGAACTTGAAACCATGTCACAGGAATGGGTTAAGTTGGCTAAAACAGATGCTCCGGCAGATCAAGGAGCTTTACGAGGCTCGATTACTTACTACCCAGCAGGGCCAATGAAATATGAAATCGTTGCTCAAAAGTTTTATGCTCCATTTATGGAGTTTGGAACGAAAGGCAAATACCAACCGATACCAGGGACGGAATCAATCGCCGCACAGTTCAAAGGTTATAAAGGCGGGGATTTTATGGAGTTGCTTAGAATGATTGTAAGGTGGGTAAAAAGAAAAGGGATAACGGGAACGTATAGTGTAAAGACAAGGCGAAGGACGGGGAATAAAGTAAACCAGATATCAGAAGATTACAGTGCAGCATGGCCGATAGCAATGTCAATACTAAAGAATGGTGTTAGCCCACATCCTTTTTTCTTTAAGCAGATGCACATAGTTTGGCCGCAAATGGTTCGCAATGTAGAAAGGAGAATTGCACAGGTAAGCAAAGTAAAGGTTGAGTTGCCATCACAAGCAACGAGGCCGCAGATAGTAACGATATGATAAATGTGACAAATAGATTACTAAATTCATGGTTTGAATTACTTAACGGTAATTTATCTGTTCCCGTTTATCGTTACGATGCTCCCGCAATAGAAACGGGCAACTACGTTTTATTGAGGACAGAAAGCGATGCTGATGATTCAAACAATCAAAAGTTCGTTTCAATTCCGGTGGTAATTACTGAGGTTGTTACTAAGTTTTCTACGATGATAAATGATAGTTTAGCTGTAGAAATTGACGAGGAAATTGGCGAGTTACTTTACCCTACAACACCAGCACACCATGCTTTGCCTGCACAGGATGATATTCAAATTGTTTCCGTCACAAGACGGGATGCAACATATTTACCCGAAGATGATGGCGCAAACCGTTATCTGAGGCTGGTAACAAGAAACGTTCACAGAGTTGAACAATTAGTAAATCAATCTTAAAATTTTAAGCCATGTCAGAAATATCAGGTAAATTAATAAACTTCAAGTACAGAGTTCCGCCAGAAACAGACTGGACAACCATTGTTTGTACAGAAGATAGTTCGTTCACTATCACGAATGATATTGCAACGAAGGAAACAAATTGTGGTATAAAGGCGGCTCCTGGAATCCCGCAG